CCCCTAATGCGCCCCCCATACGGGGCGCAAAACAACCAGGCGTATCAGGCTGACCCAGGCGTTTAGCATAGCGTTAAAGCCCAAGTCAGCCATTACGCCAAAAAATAAGCCACCGTAAGGTGGCGCATCACTCCTAGAGCGCGAGACGCGAGTTTACGAGAGTCTCGCTAAAAAAAGTATTAAAATACTTAAAAATGGCTTATACAGCCATACAAGCGTCACAGACGCAACGACCAAGAGCATCGATGCTCTTAACTAGGGTGAAACCTGAGGCAACAAAAGCCGAATCCGGACAGCAAACTACTTGATATAACTGTCCGGACTGACACCTTTTTACAAAAAAGTGTCAATCCTAGCTTTACAAAGCTAAAAAAAAGATTATTATAATAATCAAACAACCAGGAGGAACTCATGGGAAAACGTTACAAAATGAGCAAAGGCTCATCAAAACGAAAATTTAAAAAAAATACAGGTGTTAACAAAATGAACACCAAACCCCGCCCAATGCGTGGCGGAACAAGATTATAAAATAATGGAACTTGCTCAGAGTCTAGCATTATTAATTTATGTAATAGCATGTCATGTAATGATATGGTCTGTAATGATTAAAATATTATTTTATATGTAATGACATGTTTTCACCCTTTAACAGCCTACAAAGATACACAAGGACAAATACGTTTCGATGAAAAAAACAACGGAGACCCACTCAAATTACCATGTGGACAATGTATTGGATGCAGACTTGAACGATCCCGACAATGGGCAATGCGAATCGTCCACGAAGCAAGTACTCA